GTGCTCGACAATATGCGCTTGTAGAATTGTCATCACCTGAGGATTGTTTCTGACCAAATAGGAACTCATAAATGCTCTGTGTGCCTCGATGTGTGCTTCATGATCTTGTTCTGGGAAAACTACTAATGCTTGCATACGAAGAGATTGTGCATTCTCCATACCAGGATCAATCGGTGTTGGTTTTGCAGGAGGAGGTAATATTGCTTCTACCTGTTGTACCCCTAACGCCATATACATTCTTCGATACGCTTCGTAGAGATTATGAACTTGAGGATTGCTTTGTGCTAATTGTAATTGTGTTTGTGCCAACATAATTCGCTGACTCATAGAGAAGATGTTGGGATCAGATACAGGTTGTACATCCACTCTGTCATCAAAGTCTGTTGCTTTAATCTGTCTGTTACCGCCTGATACGTTGTAAGGATATTCAGGTGGGAGGGATGTTGCAAATAATTTTGCTAATAATTCAAATTCTTGTCTTTGTCCGTTGTGACATCTTTTGTGAATACCACTCATGACTTTGGAACCTTGTTCTAATAATGCCATGGTTGTTCCAACAGGATTAGCCTGTGAACCATCGCCCACTTTCATATCAGCAATCGCTGCAAATCTTCTTCCTGCATCAACCACATAACCAAGTAATTGAAATAAAGTTCCATCAGGTCCTTTGTAGGGAAGGGGCATTAATGCATTACGTAAATCTCCGCCCGGTGCATCAACGTCTCTGAATTCGCCCGGCGTTAAAGGTTCTTCGTCATCTCTGACACGAAGACCTCGTGATTTGAAACCGGCAGGTAAGTTGGATAATGTACCTGCATCGAGCAGTGCTCGTAGTGCTGCCGTGGCTGTTCTTGTTAGTCCGCCTAGCATATGCACTAAACCAAAACCATAAAATCCGAGACCAGGTAAAAACTTGTAGTGGACAAAATATTTTTGTCTCATAAACATCGGGTCATCTTGTAGATAGTTTCGGTAGATTGATAAAATTTTTCCTGTGCCTTGTTCTAAAGTCACAACGTAAGGAAGTTTTAGTCCTGTGGGCTCACCATCTTCTCCGGTATTCTCATACCCTTCTAAATTCAAATCAACGTGCATTTCTAGCAACTCGTACTGACCAGCATATTCTGACTTTTGTACGCCTTCTAACTCGTCATACTTTTCTTGAATATCAGAATACGAAGAATACAATTCGTCGTTCTCATCAATCTCAATATCTCTGTAAAAACCAGAAAGCATTTGTCGTTTCAAATCGTTCGGAGAAATTTTTATCACGTGAGTGATGCGTTCGGCATCTTCTAATTCTGATGCCCCGTAGTTCACCACTAAATCTTCACTCGGTATAAACTTTGCACACGGTCTTCCCATGTTGCCATCATAATAAATCTTTTTAAATGCACTTCCTGCTAGCGGTAAGTGAAATAACATTTGGTCTGTCTCAGCGTCGTACTCTTTCATTTTGTACACTAGCTGATAGTTCATAAATTCTTTAACACGCTCTGCTTGTTGTTCCACTTCATCGTTCACTTCTCCAATGATGGATGTTTTAACGGGACCGCCCGCAGGCAATAGCTCTTTGTACGCTCCTGCTTGAAACTGCGTGACGGCCTCGGCGAGTAGTGGATGAGAAACTGATGCAGCGCCTCGGAAAGGTTCGCTGACTTCTTGATATTTAAAACCTAATAGGTCTAATCCTTTGATGTAGGATTGTTGCCAATCTTTTCTACTGGTCTGATCGACCGAGAACTGTGATCGAAGTTCATTGGAAATCTCTGCTAAGGATTCTTCGGGAATTTGTTCTGCTAAGTTGTCGGCGAATCCTTGACCGTCGTCCATGGCCGATGGACCAAGGCTTAGTATCTCTTCTTCATCACCTTCGACCTCTACTTCCATAGGAGTCGTTACTTGATCTAATGAAATTTCTTCTTCGACACCTTGCGGTGCTCCGTTTAACGTTTTGTCAATGTCAGCCATTCAATATTTATACCCTAAGATCCATAAAAAGCAATTCTACGTTTCGGACGATTTTCAATCTCCTCATCATATTCATGCTGTAATGCACCAAACTGTCGATAACGCATCAATGCTTGTGTCATGCTATCTACATAGTCGTCATGTCTACCATAAGGGAAAGCTGCGCATTCTTCAATCAATTCTTCTGCCCATTTATACGGAGGATACCAAATCATTCCACTCTCAAAAAGAGGGGATACGGAGTTCACACGTACTAATTTGTCATTACCTCGACTCGGTGTAAAGTTTATCACAGGAATACCCATGGATTGTAGCTCTTGCGTTAGGGGCATACCCGATGCTTTCGCTTCGATGATGATTTGTTCAGGCTCCCAATAAGAATTCTTCTCTAAAGCAATCCTTTTTAGGTCAGGGAAGTCCCATCTCCCCTTATCCGCCTCCATTAAGATCACATTTTGCTTTCCTGTCACCTCATTATAGAAAACTCCCCACGTTGTAATCGCTGAAAAGTCTGCTGAGTCCTTGGAACTAAACGCTGTATCGTAACTTTGGATGATATATTGCAAGGGAGGCTGTGGTTTGTCCCATAATTGCCACCATTCTCGCTTAATAATAGACGTTTCTTCACTTGTTGGTTGTTGTTGCCACTGTGCGTTCCATTTTGCAACAGGCAGAGACGCTTTGACGGACTCTAACTGATCTTTTTTCCAAAACTCTGGCCATTGCGGTTGGCCGTCGTCCATGATCGCTGGAAAATCGACGATCTCCCACTTATCAGCGTTGTCATCTTTCATCTGCGCTTCAATCAAACGCTCTGTTAAGTCTTCTTCACTCCATCTCGTCATCACGACAACGATACTTCCCCCTGGTTGCAGACGCTGACGAGGTCCTGAGGTATACCATTCCCATGCATTCTCCATCGCCGTCTTCGAAAGAGCGTCTTGCTCGGAGTGAGGGTCATCAATAATGAGTAAATCTGCACCACGCCCGGTGATGGAACCACCGACACCGGCAGCAAAGTATTCGCCCCCATGATTTGTCTCCCATCGTCCTGCAGCTTGGGAATCTGCTCGTAGTTCGGTGTCCGGGAACACCGACTTAAATTCTGTTTCGTTCATTAAGTTTCTCACCTTACGACCAAAACGATATGCTAGCTCTGCTGTATGGGTGGTTTGGATAATTTTCAATTTAGGGTTGTTACCCATCATCCAAGCGGGAAACAGGAAACTAGCAAATTCTGACTTTGTATGTCGAGGAGGCATATTCACTATCAATCTTGAAATTTTTTTATCCCTGATGTCTTCTAATTTTTTGGAAATGATTTTATGGTGTCGCCCCTCAATGAAGTCGGGCCATATGTTTTTTACAAAATTGCTAAAGGAGTCCCTTGAACCTTTGGCAGCTTCTAGTTGAAGCTTTTTTAACTCTAGCTTCTTGACGAGTAACTGACGTTCGTCCAGGGACATCGAACCTAAATCTGAAATAAAATCGCTCATCTTTTCTACGTATATTTATACTATAGGGTTATTGCATAGCAATTGCAAATTTAGGGGGTCGGGGGCAAAGCTCTAAGGCGTTTGCAAGGTTCAAAATCTCTTAGTATCTCTTGCAATGAGGGGCGGACAATTGCCCAAGGGTAGAAAAAAAGTTTAATTGAGTGGTTGACTATGGGATTTTATAGGCTATACTTTCGTAATAACGAAAGGAAAGAATAACTATGAAAAAACTAAATAAAAAAGAAAACTTAATTATCTTAGATTGGTTTTTATTAGAAAAACAAATCAGTCAGTTAAAAGAGCAAGCTAAGTTTTTAAAACAAGACGTCGACTTTATATTGGAAGAGGCGGGACTTAAAGAGAAGATCAATATTAATCTTGAAGATCAAGCCCCTTTTTATCTAATGAAGTCAGAAAGCATTGTATTTGACTCCGCAAAATTTAGAGAAGAAAAGCCTAGATTGTACAATAGATATAAGACCAAAGTTCAGTCTAAATTGTTGAAAGGTTATTTATGAAACAGTTGGATTTATTTAAAACTAAATATACTTACTCCCATTTCAAAGGGGGTAAGTATAAGTTCACTCATTTAAAAACTTATGATCCAATCAATAAGAGTTGGCATAGATGGGTTTCAAATAAAAGAGATCATTTTACACCCGAAAGCCTAACCTATTCAGATCTATCGAGGGGGTTTTAATGACTTACTTAGAATATATTTGTTTGGTAATTGTTTTTATTGTTGGGATATGTTTCTTGTACGTCGCTATAAGGGATATATTTTAGATGATCTTAATCTATATTCTAATGCTAGTCGCTTTGGTGTGGCTAGCATTCTTGCCATTCATTCATAGATAATTTAAAGGGGGCAATCACGCCCCCTTTTTAAATCTATCTGATTAAATCCCAAGTAAGCCCAAGCCCGCAATCATACAATAAGTAATCCAATCCTTTTGTTAAAGGTTTGATTTCATAAGTTTGATCTTCTTGATTATCATAAAAATAGACTTGAATTCCTTTTATTTTAAAGGCGGGAGTTTTTTCCTCATCAAAATGTTTCTCTTGTAATTTATTAAAAGTCTCTATGCCCGCAAGCGTTAAGTAAGGCACTGCCCAACCGTTCCACCTTTCATGTTCATAATAAAAGCCCTCAATATAATCATCACCCCAACACTCAAAGCCAAATTTACCTTTTATTAATGTATCAGGAATTTGATCTGTAAATGTAAATGATCCATCTAAATAGCTTTTGATAAATTCATCATCCATTTTTAAAGATAATCCAAAGCCACCCCCAAGCGGATGAAATTTTAATTTATTCATAGATAAATCAACACCATCAAGATGAAAGTAATTACCATCTTTAAATATATAGGCGTGTTTTAAATCATTATAAAATTGTGTAGGTAGTTTTTTATTCATTTTTTCTTTTCCTTTCGTTAAATTATTTCTTGACTATATCCCATATTACCCCATAATCAAAGCATAAATATAGAAAGGTAAGTAAAATGAATACAGATTTTAAACTAAATAAAACATCAAAAATGAGTGCTTTTAGTTTTTCTTTAGATGCTAGAAACTGCGTTACAGGCTCAAAGCTTAGAAAAATTAAAGGTTCAGTTTGTGAAAAGTGCTACGCTTTCAAAGGTAGATATCCAACACCCTCAGTCAGAAAGAATAGAGAAACTAATCTAGAACATTTTAATAATAAATACTTTGTTGAAGTAATGGCTTTTAAATTACAACATCAAAAGTTTTTCAGATGGTTTGATAGTGGGGACTTGCCCAATATGGAGGGATTAAAAAAGATTGTCAAAATTGCGGAACTAACACCCGATACGAAGCATTGGTTGCCAACTAGAGAAATAAAACTTATTCAAAGATATTTAAAAAATAATACATTTCCAAAAAATCTAGTTGTTAGAGTGTCCGCCCCTATGGTCGATGGACCACCGCCAAAAGGCTTTAAAAATACATCAACAGTACATAAAGATGAAAAGGCTATTGGCTTTGATTGCCCGTCAAGATTTCAAAATAGAAAGTGTTTATCTTGTACTGCGTGTTGGGATAAAAGAATTAAAAATATAAGTTATAAGGAACATTAAAATGAAAATAAATAATAAAGAATCTACAGAATACACTAAAGAAGAATTAGATTTTATATATAAAGTCGCTTTAAAAAATAATTTTAAAGGTAACTTTTTAGATTTTAAATATGAATTTCACCATTGTTCAGAAGCATTTCTTGAATTATGTGGAGTTAAAATAAATTACTATAAGGAAAATTAAAATGAGTTGGCAAAGAAGAAGCAAGAATATGAACTTATTAACTAATATTTATCAACCATGGAGGATAAAAAATAATTTTGAAAAAGGTTGTGCTGAAGAACTTTATATAAAATTATTAGATGATCCCGAAAAATATAAGCAACAATTAAAATGGCTTAAAAAATTTATACGCATTTGGGAGGTTGCGGAACATGGTTAAATTAACAAATGAGGATATAGAAAAACAAAAAGAAGTTAATAGAATCATTCGCTATTGGGAGGGTAAAAAAAAATATGCTCAAATGAGGATTGATGAGAATTTAAAAAAATATTTTGACATAACTGCAAAGCGCATACAAATTAATGAAAAGAAAATAGTAGAATCTCATTTAAAAGATCTAGGTTTAAATGAAGATGAAATAGATAGAGAGATTGAGAACAATGATTATGATTATGAAAATTTGGGTTGTTATGCTATCGGATCTATTTATGACACTTGTAAATGTAAAAAATGTAGGGAAGAGGAAGAATGAACAACACCGAACGCAAGCACAGGCAGAACCTGGACTCCATCCACAAGCTGATCCAAGACGCACGCAGGCGCATGCTCAAGCACGAGCCTGGAACACGGGCACAGGAACAAGCTTGGGTCACGCTCAAGCACCTAATAGTAATGCGGGACCAGGGGCAGGCCTGGATACCGAAATTTTAAATTTGACTTCCTGGATTATTTATGAAAAAATACACCTATAATATCCTATATGGATACTCGCTATTTAAAATCGAAAGGAAGAAAAAATGAAGAAAGCTAAAACTGCAAAGACTATCGTTCACGTCAACCAGCACATGCTGAAGCATAACCAGAAGCACGGGACTAATTTTCCAGTGCTAACGGTCAAGCACCGAGGCAAGACCTACTACGGTCACGAGGTCAACTACCACGGTTCATCAACAACCAGGTATAGCCCTAACAAGCCTTTGAGCTGCGGAGCGGTCTGTTGGGTAGAAACAGAGGGAGATGTCACCATCTTCGATTGGACTGCGGTTCATAAAGAAAAGCACTCCATGATCAAGCAGGAACGGAAGACGATCCGCCGGCTTGGATCAGAGTCCTGGGCAGACTCAGAAGTCCACCAGCTAGTGAAGGACTCGGACGAAAGGTTCGATACAGAACTCAGCACTGCGATCCAACACGAAATGGATAACCAATAAATTCAAGAGCCTCGGAGAAATCCGGGGCTTTTTTAATTCCTGGAAAAATATATAATTAATTAAGGAACATGCACAAGCACACGCTCAAGCGCAGGCTCAAGGTCATGCGTCCATGGTTGGTGGACCACGAACAAGGGTTCAACCGAAGTGAAGTCAGTCGCAAGCTCACGCACCATTGACCCCGGATAAAAATAAATAGCCCTCTGTTCGACCCCCTTTGCCATAATAAAATTATCCTTGCATAAAGAATAACGCTTTAAATTCCACGAAATTTGAAAAGGTGATAGATTAAGTTTGTTTCCTTTTGTTAGTTTCAATTCAC